TGGTAACACAACTCAACTTACATTCATCACTGATCCATCTTTCTCTGATGTCGATGGACCTTGTGACTCCTTGGCTCCTCGTCAAGTTTGTGCTCCTCGTAACGCACTTCCTGAAACAACTCTTTATGTTCCACTTCAATTTTGGTTTTGCACAAACCCTGGTTTAGCATTACCTTTAATCGCCTTGAATACTGTAGGGCAGAAAAACGACATGCCTAAAACATTTGCGCACTGTTTTAGGGAAAATCATTTTGATTCGCAAATGGTTAATTTTAACCATAATCAGTCGTTAGTAGCTTGTTACTAAAGTTGTAACAAATTGCAACAATTCCAAATTGCTGGAAGTTCCTAAAGCTGTAAAATTAAATTGTTTTTATTTGAAAAATGATTTAGAGCAATTAGTGGTAGATATAATATTAGCATATATTATGAACATGAAAATTTGTGGAAAATGTAAAATAGAACAATGTATATTAAATTTTGGATTATTGAAATCAGCGCCTGATGGTCATAGATATGATTGTAAACAATGTAGAAAAGAATATCGTGATACAAACAAGGAAATAATTAAAGAAAAACAAAGAATATATTATGAAAATAATAAAGAAACACTTTTAGAAAAAAATAAACAATACAGAGCTGATAATATTGAAAAAATAAATATACAAAGAAAAGAATACAGAAGTCGTGAAGAAATTAAAAAGCATATTAAAGAGAAAAACAAAGAATATTTACCTAATAAAAAAAAGAAAATCAAACACAAAAGAAAAACTGATATTAATTTCCAAATTTCTGAAATTTTAAGAAGTAAAATTCATAAAATGATTAAAGGACATACAACAACTTATCAACAGATTGTAGGTTGTGATATCGAATTTTTAAAGAAATGGATTGAATATCGTTTTGATAAAAATATGTGTTGGGATAATTTAGGAAAATATTGGGCGGTTGATCATATCATCCCTATAAATGCTTTTAATTTTATAAACGAAAAAGATATACAAATATGTTTCCATTGGACTAATTTACAACCACTTACTTGCTTTGAAAATAGATCGAAATCTGATAAATTGCAATTACATTATTATTTTAATAATATTGTATCAATTCATAGATTTCATTCAAAATATAAACAGTTTATGGGGTACCAAATGATAAACGAAAGTTTATCATGGCTGAGAAATAATGAACTCAGATATGGTAAAAATCCCACAGATAATAATACAAATGTATTAGAAATGGATAATCAGCAGCCAAGCTCCTAAATCCGTTATGATAAGGATATGGAGAAGGTTCAACGACTAAATGGTTTTGGGTCTTAAATGATGGTTTGATCAACCTGATAAGGCATAAGATATAGTCTACTCCCTCTTGTAACAAATAAATACGCTGAAAGGCGGGGTAAATCGTGATGTACAGTATCACGAAGTTAAAATCAACCTTGATATTCGCCCAATTGATGAATGTTTATGGGCTGTTACAACATTAAACTGCATGAGCAATGGTACACAAATGGGTGCAGGTCGTCCTGTTCCAGCCACAATTGCATACAACCAATCATTAGTTGCTGCTTCCCTTTATGTTGACTATGTTTTCTTAGATACTGATGAACGTCGTAGAATGGCTCAAAATCCTCATGAATACTTAATCACACAACTTCAATTCACTGGTGATGAATCTGTTGGTTCATCTTCCAACAAAATCAAGTTGAACTTCAACCATCCTGTAAAGGAACTTATCTGGGTCGTTCAACCTGATCAAAACGTTGATTACTGTTCCTCCCTTGTTTGTGATGCTCTTTTATTCAAGGTTCTTGGAGCTCAACCATTCAACTACACTGATGCTATTGATGCTCTTCCAAATGCTATCCACGCCTTTGGAGGTCCTCAAGCCGTCGCTGCTGACCGCAATGCATTTATTGATGCACGTGGATTATTCCAAGATGCTGGTGCTCTTGATGCATACATTCCAGACGGATTCACAGGATACTGGAACGGTCCTAACGATCCTTACAACGAACCAAACTTAGGCGGTCCTCAAGTCCAACTCAACACATCTGGTTTAACACCTGAACAAATTGCTGCTCTTCAAGACGGAAACGTAGCTCACAATGTTGAATCAAGCGTTTCTGATGCCGGAACATTCGTTCTTACTGAAACATCTTTAGACATGCATTGTTGGGGTCAAAACCCAGTCGTCACCGCTAAGCTTCAACTTAACGGCCAAGACCGCTTCTCAGAGCGTGAAGGATCCTACTTCTCATGGGTTCAACCATACCAAGCCCACACACGTAATCCTGATGAAGGTATTAACGTGTACAGCTTTGCATTGAGACCAGAAGAGCATCAACCAAGCGGCACATGCAACTTCTCCAGAATTGATAACGCCACTTTACAGCTTGTGCTCTCCAACGCTACTGTTGAAGGTACAAAAACCGCCAAGGTCCGTGTCTATGCTACCAACTACAACGTCTTAAGAATTATGAGTGGTATGGGAGGTTTGGCTTACTCAAATTAAACAGCATATATCGTGTTATTATTTTTTATCTATTTTAATATTCAAAATCATTGCTTTTTGATTATTAAAGCGAAAAACCATATAAATATTTTTAGTTTTCAAGCAGGAAAACTGTTGATATAATTATTTATGTTTAAAACAACTTAAAGATTTGTAAAACATATAATTACAGGTCTTTATGGAAATAATTAAAGCATTTAATGAAAATGATTTACACACTGAGATTATTATAAAAGGTACTTATAATGAACCATTATTTAGAGCATCTGATATTGGAGAAATTTTAGAAATGGGTAATATAAGATCATCTATTCAATATTTTAATGATGATGAAAGATGCGTCCATACTATGGACACATCTACTGGACCAAAACAAGTAACATTTCTCACTGAAAAAGGTTTATATAAAATATTATTCAAATCTAGAAAACCTATTGCAGAAAAATTTCAAAATTGGGTATGCGAAGTAATCAAAGAAATACGATTGAATGGAATTTATGATTTACAAAAAGAATTAGAACAACAAAAAAATGAAATGCAACAATTAGAAGATATAAAAAACAAAGAATACGAAGAAAAATTACTCCAACAAAAAATATTAGAAAGAGAGAAAATCTTATTGAAAGAATATGCAACCATTGGTTCTATTGTTTATGTTGTTAAGGTTAAAAACCTTGAAAACGGTCAGTACGTCATCAAGATTGGAGAGAGTAGAAAAGGGATTTCATTAAGATACAATGAACATAAATCAAAGTATGATGAATGTTTATTACTCGATTGTTTTTCGGTTCAACGAAGCAAAGATTTTGAATCTTTTTTACACAATCATGAACAAATCAGAGGAAATAAAGTTAAGGATTTACCTGGGCATGAAACCGAATTGGAATTATTTTTAATTGGTAAACATCTCTCTTATTCAACCTTATTGAATATTATAAATAATAATATGAAATATTTTAATGATAAAGATACAAGCAAATTAGAACTCGAAATTGAACAATTGAAATTAATGCTTGAAATGAAACAAACTCATAATGAAAATCCATTGATTCAAGAATTAATTAAATCTGTAAAACAATTGTCTAACAAAATAGATCACTTAGAAAAAACAAATCACGATCTAATAAGTAAAATAAATTCTACACAAATCAAAACCAATACGGGTTTTCAAGAACCATTAGTTACTTTAGGCCCTAGACTGCAAAAAATCAATCCCGAAAATATGACGCTTGTAAAAGTTTATGAAAGTGTATCAGAAGCTATGAAGGAAAATCAATCCATCAAACGTCCTAGTATAAATAAAGCCGTCGTTGAAAATACCATTTATTTAGGGTTTCGTTGGTTATTTGTAGATAGAGAATTAGACCCGTATATTATCCATCATATTTCCCCTACCAAACAAACAAAAATTCAAAATCTTGGCTACATCGCCAAACTCAATGCCGAAAAAACCGAAATCCTAAATGTCTATTTAGATCGAAAAACAGCGGCTCAATTGAATGGTTATGAATCATCTTCTGCTCTAGATACTCCAGTAAAAAATTTTTCGATAACCAAGGGTTTTTTTTACCGTTTGTACAATGAATGCGAGGAAGATTTACAAGCGAGTTTTGAAGAAAAATATGGTAAACCATTATTGTATAAAGACGGAGTTGGTCAATATGATTTACAAAACAATTTGATCAAAGAATTTATATGTAAATATGATTGCATTAAATCTCTCTCCATTAGTGATAAAACTTTAACAAAATCATTAGAAAAAAATATTTCATATAATGGTTTTTATTATAAATTTCTAGGTAGTAAATTAAAATGCATATAATTTTTACATTATTTCAACATTCTCTCTACTACAAAACAACCGATTCATATTAATAATCTCCGGCTTATCTGTTTCCGATGTAAATATCTTTAAAATTTGTTCATCATCGCGAAACCTCACGGTATAATTTTGCTGGATATTATTACGACCAATTCGTCCCATTGCTTGTATGATTTTTTCTTGTGTTAAATTCAAATCTTTGCTAATATAAGAATGACAAAACTGATAATTGGTTCCATAAATATAATCACTTGAAGCAATAATCATGTATAGCTTTTGTTCATCCGCCATCTTTTTCATAATTTCCGTATAAGTAATATTTTCATGATTTGTGAAAACTCCAATTCCCATCATCAACAACACTTTCCAACTATCTTCCACACCATGTAACAACATAATTTCATTTACAGTTGCTTCTTCAATATTGCTTGTAAATGCTCCGCTAATATTCAAACCATCTGCCCATTTTTTTAAATGCAAATGCTTATTGGGGACAAATACTTCATTCAAGCTTGTGTTTTTAATCATCGAACGCAAATTTTCGATATCATTTGATAGTTTCTTTGAATCATTCGTTTTCGTCGCAACCCCATCATCCGTATCGCGATTAAATTTACGGAAATCTTTTGTTGACCCTTTTTTCAAATTATTTGAACCTTCATTTGATTTTACTATATTTTTCTCCATTTGCTCATTAATGTATTCCAACTCTTTTTCCAATTCATTCAGCTTTGTATTTAATACATTATTAAACTGTATTTTTTCCATTAAATCATTCATTACTAATGCTGGGATATTTGCTTGCTGAATACAAAATTTTGCTATTTTTTCTATATCATTCGAAATGAAAATAGTCGGTCCATCCGTTAATGTGTAAGCATCTTTGGTTGTTACATAAATGCAAGTGTTAGCATTATTGGTATTATTATTATTTATAATAGTATTTTGTTCCTCTTTTTTATAAGAGGACGACATTTGTTCACTTGCTAGCCTCGATAATGGTGCACCAGACAATGAATTCGAAACCATAGGTTCTTGAACACCTGGACCAATACTACGTACTTTTGTAATTTTATTTCCTTTTGTATCTACCGTATTGTTTGCTAGCAATTTTGCTTTCCGATTGACTTTAAAATGCATGAAAATGGCACCCCATGTTCCACCAACAATATTTTTTAATAATTTTAAATAATATAACTTAATATTCGTCATATGAATATCATCCATACTTTCAAAATAACGAGCTAAACTTACTTTTAAACTCGCAAATTTATTTTGATTTACATAAGTAATAAAATCAACTACTTCTTTCAAATCAAAATATCTTAAAAGCGTCAAATTGTTCTCACAATGTTCAGCCGTTTTCAAAATATCTTCATACTCTTCGTGTAAATAATGTGGTAATACAACATAGCCATCCTTATTTATAATCGGTATGGATTTTTTACAGTCATGACTCACAATATTGAATACTTCCGCAGTCGGAAATTTCTCTTTAAAATCCGTAATGGTTTCAGTCAATTCATGAATTTTCGGCAAAGTCGCAGAAGACAAAACCATATTTCCAATGATATTTTCCTTCCAGTTTTTTTGAATAATGCTGTGAAATTCATGTTCTGGATAATCCAAAGTAATCGTTGGCTCGTCCCAATACATTATGATTTTTTCTTTAGGATTAAAAGCACACATATAATACATCGCAGGCAAATAAGATTTAATATCACAAATCATAATTTCTACTTCATCTCCAACACTATTATCCACTTTCCCAATACCACCACTGCGTTTATTTTTTGTAAATACTTTGGCGGCATGATAGTGTAAACGAATATCGTCCGCACTCGTACAGCCAAACGCAAACGCAACTTTCTTATGAATAGAAATGGCTGCACGAGCTAAGGCTAAGCCTACATGCCGAGCAGCACAAACAAATAATACACGATATTTTTCAGATAAAGCAATAGGCGTCATCGTCTTACCTGTACCGGTAGGCGCAATATACAAAATAAGTTTTGGATGTTCGTTATTTCTGAAAATGCTGAAAATTTCCTTCTGGTGTTCGTATAAAGTTAAATTTGCATATTTAAGTAAATTTTCGTTTTTTTCAATGAGTGGAACCGCATTTTAATAATATTTTGAATTTCAATACGTTCTTTGAATTCTTCCAATAAATCGTTCGCAATCTTCAATAAATGACGATTTATTTTTGCAACATTGTTTTTCAATAATTTAAATAATGTAAAATAATGATGCGACAGACCGTATTTTGCCTTTTCTATTTCTTCGGTGCGTTTTTTTTCAGTATATTTGCGTTCATCATGATCGTATTTCAACATTTTTTCAATATGTTCTAATAAAACAAATTCATATAAATCAAGATTTTGAATCTTTTTTTCATCATTTTTTTCTAAGCGGATTTTATCGGCTCCTTTGATTTGTACTTTTGGGTTTACATCTATTTTTATAGTTTTTACGGTATATTTTTCTAACATATTTTTAATTTTTTCACTTAAATATTTATTGTATAAGTAATCCTCCATATTTATACTATATTCTATTTTTAAGAAACCAAAAATTGACTCGTGTTTATTTATTTTTATATTAATATCATGATAGCCTGAAGTAATTAATTTTAATATATCTTGTTCTGAAGTTGAGACCGGAATTTCAATTGAATTCCATTCAGATTTATTTAATTTACGTTGATTGAGATCCATATTTATTTAAGTATTGTATACTTTATTGTTTCATTATGTTTATATTCAATTTTTTTATTTATATTTTTTATTCTTTCTTTTGTTTTGTAAAAAAAGAAAATTGAAATAAAATAATAGAATTATATTTATCCAAATAAGTATAATTCACAGAATGAGTTCAAATATTCAAATTATTTCCATTGAAGGCAACATTGGTTCTGGTAAATCCACCCTTTTGGAGAATTTACGCAATCATTTTGGTGATTCATCCAATATCATCTTTTTAAAGGAACCTGTAGATGAATGGGCATCAATTAAAGATGAAAATGGTGTTACCATGTTAGAAAAATTTTATGAAAACCAAGAAAAATATTCCTTTTCGTTTCAAATGATGGCTTATATTTCACGATTAACCAATTTAAAACATGCAGTCGAGCAAATTCAAAATAGTGATACCAAACTTACTAACAATATAATAATCAGTGAAAGAAGTTTATTCACAGATAAAATGGTATTCGCCCAAATGTTATACGATTCAGGTAATTTAGAATACATTCAATTCCAAATTTATTTAAAATGGTTTGATGAATTTGCGAAACAATATCCAATTTCTAAAATAATTTATGTGAAAACATCACCAGAAAGATGTCATTATCGCATTTTAAAAAGAAGTAGAACAGGCGAAAATCAAATCCCTATAGAATATTTAGATACATGTGATAAATATCACGATATAATGGTAGATACTCATTCAAATCAAAATATTTGTAACGGCCATTTGATTCTAGATGGAAATATTGATATTTATGAAGATACAGAAGAATTGAAGAAATGGATAAAGCAAATCCAAATTTTCATTTTCTGAAAATTATTTACTCATTATAATATAAAATATAAATTTATGGATTCTACAAATACGAATATAAATAATACGAATAATAATGAAATAAAATATACAAATATAAGTGATAATATACAAAAAAAACGAAAAAGAACAGAAGATAGTATAGAATCAACTACAAATAATGAAAATACAATTCTTTTTTCAATTGGTCGCATGAATCCTCCTACTACCGGTCATTTACTTTTAATTAAAACAATGATTAATTATGCGATTAAAAATCAATTAACACAAATTAATGTTATATTAAGTGCTACTGTAGATAATAAAACAAATCCAATACCATGTGAAGAAAAACGTTTTTTTTTACTGAATTTTATGATTCATCATTTAAAAGAATTAATGAAAATCGAACAACCTATAAATACACATATAATAGATAATGTGCAAATTAAAATTATTTGTATGGATGATTATACAAATCCAGAGTATGGTAAGAATCCAATATTAAAATCTGTACAAACAATTTTGCAGGATTTATATGATTATCCGCGCGAAAATATGAAAATGATTTTATTCATTGGTCAAGATAGAGAAAATAGTTTTGAATGGATAAAAAAATCCTTATCCGAGAGAAATCCACCAATTCATATGGAAATCATTGGTTTAAATCGACCTGAGGGAGCCATGTCCGCTACTTATATTCGCAGATTAGCAACGGACGGTAAATTAGAATTATTTAAAGACGAAATGATAAAAACAGGGTTAGACGAAGCATCTATTTATAAATTATATAATGAAATTAGAGAGAAAATTATTGTGAGAAAAGCAAAAGGTGGAAGAAAAACTAGAAGAATAAATAGAAAATATAAAAAGAATAAAAAAACTATAAAGAGAAAAACGTTTGATAAATAACCCTATAAGGTAAATATGAAACTTATTTATACATTGTTTTATTTTTCCAATAAGTTGACCAATGTTCGGAATTTTGTGCTTTTTCACTCACATATTTTTCATGAAATTTTAACACCCTATAATGATTCAAGTCTATAAAACGGTTGGAATCATTTATATATTCATGCGTTAACTCTAGATTATTGATTTCATTTAAACTCATTAAATTGCGCATCATTAATGGTCCTGTTGGGCAAAGACCTCCTGGTCCATAATATTTTTTTTCAATATTTTTAACAGATTGTTGAATGCATTTATACATAATTTTATTTTTAGGTTTACATACCAAAATAGCATTATATATTCCAGACAAAGATCTTTCAATATCTCTACAGAAGTATTCTCGGTCAGTCAACAAAATTAATTTAAATCCATTTATACAATAATATTTTACATCTAAATAAATTCCACCATATTTATACATATAGCAATATCTCCATAAGTCAGCTTTAATCGCATGTGGAACCACTGAATCATATGCATTCAATATTTTTTTTGAATAATGTTTTTCAATAAATTCGCGGCATTCTTTTTCATCAAACAAACGATGACTGAATTCTGGATTTTGTATTTTTAATAATTCGATACTTTCCTTAACAGATTTAGGCAATTCATTTTTATCGTGCCATACTTGATAAATATTTAACGGAATAATACTTTCTTTTGATTTTTTTTCTTTGAATAATTTTTTAATATATTTTACTGTTTCTGATTTAGTTTTACTATAGTTTTTTTTCGTTTTATTATTTTGTATAATTTTGTCTTTTAATAATAAAACTTGTTTTCGTGATTTTAAACAAGGATTATGTGGTATTTTTATTTTCATATGTTTTTGTTTCTTATACTAACACTATAAAAAAAAATAAGAATATAATGAAAATAATAATATAATAAAATAAAAAAATGAATTTATTTATTTAATTTATAATATAAAATAAATAAAAACAGTATAGTAAAATGAATTTAAAAATGTTTGCGACTATGATAAATCATGCTTTTAATTATGTAATATTGACTAGTAATAAATATAATATTGATGAATCTCATGCATTGAAACATAGTATGGAAGTTTTACATTTTGCGAATAAAATTTACGATTCTGAATTATATACAAATCCAATTTTAGAAGAACAAAAAGATATCATATTTGTTTCTTCTATTTTACACGACATGTGTGATAAAAAATATATGAATGAACAAATCGGAATTCAAGAAATGGTAAATTATATGAAAGATTATTTAGAAATTGAACATGTCGATGTAATTTCTGAAATAATTTCTACCATGTCATATTCTAAAGTGATTAAACAAGGATACCCTGACTTACATGAATATCAACTTGCCTATCATATTGTAAGAGAAGCCGATTTACTCGCAGCATATGATTTAGACCGTTGTATTATTTATCAAATGATGCATGATAAATGTTCTTATTGTGAATCTGTACCAATCGCAATTAATTTATTTTATAAACGTGTTTTACGTTATATTGAAAATGATTTATTTATAACCGAATATTCAAAAAAAAAAGCCGCGGAACTACATTTAAAAGCACTTGAAGACATTGAAAAAGTTAAGTTAATTTATTAAAATTTTATATTATTATATTTTACACCTTTCAACATTTCAAACATCAATTATTTTTGTAAAATAGCAACATAAATTCCATTCCACCAAGTATTTTTTGCTTGTGGTAGAGGTGTACATGAATTATCCCATGTTAATCTAATTTCTTTTTCATATAATACTTTTAAGTTCAAGTTTTGAATAGAATTAATTGTTCCATCTCTAACATCTTCCCAGTTCCAATCATCTACTATAAAAATAAATACATCATCTAAACAATTGTAATAGTGTAATAATGCCTTATAATGACTTTCGCTCGTATGATTACCATCATACATATAAATATTAAATTTTGGTAATACAGAAACATCTACTTCATAACAATCATTCTCAATAAAAGTTGCGTCATTTTCACCCTTGAATTTTTCAAAATTTACTAAAAACTCATCTTTAGGACCTCCAAATTCACTCCAATTATCAATACATAATACTTTTGCTTTGTTTCCACACATAGCAGAACAAACAGAACTACCTTGCCAAGTTCCTATTTCTAAATATCTTGCATCTTCTGTATTTAATAAATTATTGTAAAAATGTCTTGTTTTTATTCCAGACATACCTTCCATATTAATAATATCAGTTGTAATTTTTGAAATATTATTTTCAGCATTTTGAAATGCTGATTTAATAAGAGTTTTGTATGTTTCCATTATATATATATAATAATTATTAATAATTATTACACCTTTGCACATTTAAAACGCCCATTATAGATACATTTTCTTTGGGTTTTTACGAGTTTTATTCTTTGAAATATACTTTTCTTTCCTATTATAAGCACCTTCCAATATGTTCTTATAATATTCTTTCGGTATAATATCTATTGCCTTTACGATATTTTCCTTCAAATTCTCATATTTCAACCCATTCAATTTATGTAATTTAGATTTCAGCATACTAAAGTAATTCTCAATCGCATTACTAAAATGTTGGTAAGGAACACTATAAAGTAATTTATTATGTTTATTTACTAAATCTCGTATTGTATCGTTTTTATGTGCGGAAGCATTATCCAAAATAATCAGTTTATTTCTGTATTTTTCGGTTATAAACTTTTGTAAAAACCAGTTGAAATAGTAGAGTTATTTTATTGAATATGTTTCTTGGTTTCACAATGTCGTGTAAATAATATTTCAGCATAAGTTCCAAAATCACATTTATCACAATAATATTTGAACTCTTTTTTTCTTTCTTCACTGCTTGAATGGTTAGTCAAACAATGAACTTTCATACAGGTTAAATTATTTGTAGTATAATCACAATGCTTACATTTAGGTTCTAATACTTTATCGCTTCTTATTTTTCTTTTTCCTTGATTTTTATGTTTCTCGCTTTCCATATGTTGTTTCCAATGGGCTGGATATAGACACTGATAATTACAACATTCACAGTAATATTTCATTTTAGGTGTTTCATTTTCCATTTATTTATAAATATAATAATTATAAATAAATTATGTTTAAATTATTTGCGTTAAAATAACTTAAAAATAAGATATTTATAATATATATAAAATGAAAAAGAAAAAACTTAAGGAAGTTTTCCAAGAGTTTAGAAATACCGAAAAGTCCGCTTATAAAACTTTCAAAATTCCATTGAAAACCATTTTACTAAATTCTGCTTCCATTCAATCTTTAGTAAATAACTTGGTTTTTGAAATGAATGATTTGATGATTCATACTTATCAGTTTATTCGGTTGTATGTTTTACACCAATATACACAAAACATTACATTACCTGATTTAAATGAAACTTTCATTTTGTATTGTATCAAATCTTTAGGAAGTCGTGATAATAGAGGTAAAAAGGGAAAAGATACTGAACTTTTAGCCAGTTTAGAAACTTTTTACAAAACCGAATACCAACCTTTACTAAATCACGAAAAAACGGATTTGAAAAATACAACCTATCTATTACCTTATTTAGCAACTCAAATTCATACTTCCTTAAATAACAATTTACAAGAACATTTCATTCAACATTTTTTGCGATTTATCAATAAAACCACAAATGAAATAACTGAAGATAAAGCAACCTTATTTCAATTCAAAAAGAACCTTATGGAATTAAGTGAAACTAATGCAATGTTTTCAAATTGGAAGCAAACACACTTACCTAATATTCTTCCTGAAAATATCAAAAAGTCTATCCATTACGATGTGAAAGTAAGACCTTTTGAATACTTGAAAGGAATGTTGTATATGAATTCAGTATTGGAAAAAATGGAAAGTAAATTATTCCAACCTTTACCTTTACGAAACAATATTATTCCAAAACATATTATTATTGATACAGCCAGTTTGATAAATTTATTTTGTCCTGAAAAGGATAAAGAAGGTAATAAAGTCAAAAAAAGTGAATTATTAAGTAATGTGAAAGATAATCAAAGTGAAGTATGGTTTAATTTTTTTGATATGAAAAATAAAATATTCAAGAATAAACATTACCAATTCCATCACCAAATCCAAACCGATGGAATATCCTGTTGCCTATTATTCATTAGAAAAGATTTGAAGGATAAAAAATGGGGGTCAAGAGTTCCCGTTTTACAAGAACAAGAGTTTCATACCATAGAAGAATTATCCAAAGAACAATTAGATACTTTGAAAGATAGGAATATAGTGGGTTGCGACCCTGGAAAACGCAGTTTGGTATATATGATGGATAAAAATGGGAAGAAACTACAATACACAGCCCCACAAAGAAAACGAGAAAGTAAAGCAAAAACCAACCAACGAATTTTATTAGTTGAAAGAAAAAGAAATGCTATTGTTGAAAAAGAAACACAGTTATCGTTTCAAAATAGCAAATCGATTGATTATAAAAAATTCAAGTTGTATCTGATTGAGAAGGATAAATTGAATAAGGAAACAACCGAATTTTACAAGCGTGAAGTATGGCGTAAAATGAAATTCAGGCAATACTCTTATGGAAAGAAAAGTATAGATACATTCCTGAATAAAGTCAAGGAAACTTTTGGAGAAAATATCCTTATTGGCTATGGGAATTGGAGTAGAAGCACACAAATGAAACATTTTATGCCTACGATGAACAAAGGTTTGAGAAAACTAATCCATAGAAAATATGATACCATAACCATCAATGAATGTAATACAAGTAAGAAATGTTGTGAATGTAATAACGATTTAGCCTATTACAAAAATAACAAAGGAAATAACCAATTCCGTCTTTTAGTATGTTCTAACTGCGTGAGACAAGAAGTCAAACAAACCGTATTTAGAACCCGTGATGCGAATTCAGCAATAAACATAATGAAATTAACACAATCTTGGATAGAAAGCCAAGAAAGACCCTTATGTTTTCAAATTTCGTCTTTCACTTCTTCAAATAAACAAAAGGAAGAAGAAAAAGTTAGACCATCGTAGGTGAAATTCCTACTATTGATTTTACACTTTTTATTTTTTTAGCGTCTATAATGGGCGTTTTAAATGTGCAAAGGTGTAATAATTATTGACTAAACAAATATTTTTTATAAAATGGTCTAAAATAAATAATCGGCGTTTGAAATGTTAAAAGGTGTAATAAAAACTAATCTACATTAATAAATCAACAACTACAGGATAATGGTCTGAATTATATTTACCACAGTATTCTTTGTAACCATGGTAAAAAAACACATTTAATATATTTTTTCTTATAAAATCTGAAACAAGAATATGGTCAATCATCGAATAATCTTTAATTGATGATGTATCGCAGTTATTATCGGAATCCCACCAATCACTATAACGCTCTTTTTGAATAACTTCTTCAGCTACACTAAATAATTCATATTTATCTTTGTATTTCCCTTCTTTTCCTTTTAAAATATCCAATACTTTGGATGTTGGGATATTGTTATTTAAATCTAAGACTTCTAGGTCATAATCATTAAAATCTCCTATCATAATAATCTCGTAATTCAGATTTATATAATCCATAATTTTTTGTTGAAGAATCAATGATTGAGCTTCTCTCTGTGAGCATCGTGAAGAATCAGTAGGAATAGCAATTAAATGTGCTGAAATAAAAGCAATTTGTATGTTGTTAATAATGAATTCTGTTATAAAATGTTTGCTTACTCCGGTAGATGTTGTTGCACCAGTATAACCACAGGTGGAATTCTGAATTGGATAATTTACTCTTTCTTCTGTTCTATATAAGTTTAAAATAGGATCTATTTTGCTCAACATTCCGACATTTTGACCAGTACCTGTGTCTGTCCCTTGAATTAAATAAGGGACGTATTGTTTACCTAATTGTTCAATTAACATATTTAATTCATCACAACCTTCTACTTCACATAAATTTACTATATCTGGATCTAAAGTTTTGATTACATTTGAAACATAAGATAAATGTGTTTCGGCTTCTGAAACGTTTTTCCATGTACATTGTGACCCAGGACAATCAAATGCATTATAATGGTCAACAAATAACCATTCCGCATTATATTGTATTAACCGTAACGAATTTTTATTTGTACGACGATCTTCTTGGTTTATTACAAAAGGACATTCTGTGTCGCCCAATATAAGTGTAAAAAAAGGACTTAGTAAAAGTAAATAAAGAGAAGAAACCATCATTTTTTATAATAGAACAATAAAAATAATTTAATGATTTAATAATATTTATAAATTATGTCCAAAAAATATATTCTACGCTTTGATGGGTGTAGTAAAGGAAACCCTGGGCCAGCCGGAGCAGGTGCTGTTTTATATGAAGATGAAAAAGAAATATGGTATGGACATCAATTTGTAGGAAAAAAAGAAACCAACAATAATGCCGAATACAATGGACTTATTATCGGTTTACGCGAAGCGATTTCCCAAAATATTTCTTGCTTACATGTCGAAGGTGATAGTTTATTAGTGATTAAACAAATGCGTGGTGAATATAAATTAAAATCAGGTAATTTATTTTCTCTCTATGAAGAAGCCAAAAATCTAGAAAAAAATTTTAAATTAGTTACCTATGAACATATACCTAGAAACAAAAATGCTGTAGCAGATAAATTATCAAATAATGCTCTTAACTTAACTTAATAAATTTCCTCATCAAACCCCCAGTCTAGAAATTTCGGAATATTCCGTGGATGAAAACGTTCCGCAATAAACTCAGCACCAAATGTATATTGTATTCTTTCATTCAGAAATTGATAATCCAATTCGAAAATAGATGGATTCGACGACAATTGTGACCAATTAATATTTTGTGGATTTTTTTCTAACATTTTCATTGCCCACATGGATTGATTTTCACATAAATAATACCAAATGAGTTTTTTTGGGTATATTTCAAGTAATTTTGGTACCCATTCCGCATTATTTTCACTGCATAATATACCACAATGTATTTGGTCTGGATTTTCTAACAATAATTTATAAGCCCATTTACCCTGATTTCCAGATAAATATTTCCAATCTATTTTATCTAGATTGTTCTCAAATAATTTACCTGCCCAATCACATGGAACACTTGAAAGCCATACCCAGCTAATACGAGACGGCTGCTTAATTAATAATTTTTTAACCCATTCATAATTTTTTTCTGTTAATTTGTAAATGGATTTCGGATAATGTTTAAATTTTTTTAATATTTGTCCGTCGATTTTTTTGTTTTTACATATTTCATCCAAAACTTTACGAGCTCCATCACATTCATTTACACAAAGACCTTCAATATCCAATTGTTCTTTATGAATCCAGTCTCTTAATTTATATAAATTTTCCGAATTTCTATATATTTTTTTATCTATTACTATATTTTCGATTATTTCATCGATTAAATTAAATATTACGTCGCTGATTTGATTTTTAAACATTTTTGAAATTATATATTTTATTAACTTATTTAAAAATAAAAAAAATTCATTTCATTTTTATTTTTATACAAATACTTATTCTTCCAATCCAGAATCAAACCCCCAATCTGAAAACTTTGAAATATTCCGTGGATGAAAACGTTCCTCAATCAACTCAGGACCAAATGTATTGTCCATTCTTTCCCTTAAGAAATCATAATCTATTTCAAAAATATATGGATTCTGGGAAAACCCGAACCAATCAATTTTCTCTTTATTTTTTTCTAACAATTTAATTGCCCACCAAGAGAGATTTCGAGAGAGCCAATGCCAATAAATTTTATCCTGGTTTTCTATAAGTATTTTATACACCCATTCTGACGTATTAAAACATAGTCGACTCCAATTTATTTTATCCGGATTTTCAAGTAGTAATTTTTTAGCCCATATAGATGGATTTTCTGATAAATAATACCAATTAATTTTATCCGGATTTTCAAGGAGTAGATGATAAGCCCATTCTGATGTATTTAAAGATATGTAGAACCAAGAAATCAAATGAGGGTGTTTTTTTAAAAATTCTTTAGACCATTCTCCGTTATTTTTAGATAAGTAATCCCAATCTTTTACGTTATCCATATTTTCTTCAACCATTTTCCCTGCCCAATCCGCTGGATTTATACATAACATTTCCCAATCAATCATTTTTGGATTTTCGAGAAGAAATTTTTGTACCCATAAAGAAGGATTTAATGATACATTCATACGATTCACTCTAAATCGATTTTCCTTTAATAATTTTATAGCCCAATCTGAAGGGTTTTTTGATAACCAATACCATATATTTATTTTTCTTATTTTTGGATGATTTTGTTCATTAAAAAAAACACATGTACCTTCACATGTATTTAAACATAAACCTTCATAATCTAATTTTTCTTCTTTTATCCAACCTCTTAATTTATATATATTAGAAACATCAGAATACTTTTGTTCATTCATTATAATATAAATTTGTGGTTATTATATTATAATAATAAAAAATAATAAATTACCATACCAATTAGTATAAAAATACAGCAAAATAAAAAACCACTAATAAAATTATTTTGTCTTCGAATAATAATACTATCAACACTATTATTATCTGATATTAAATTTTCTAATATTTCTGCATCTTGCACACTATATAACATATATATTATATTATTATTTTATTTTTTATTAGCTAAATTTCAATATTCCAATAAAGACATATTCAAGATTCGATTTGGTTTATACTTTAATATATCCAATTCTTTTTTCGTTGTAGGAAATTCAATGGTACCATAAATATCTTGCAACAAAAGCCATTCAAATAACCCCCCACAATATAGGTAGACATTGTAAAAACCTAGAGATGTAAGCTGATTGTATTTTTTGTAAATTTTCTCATCATTTGCATTTTTACCGTAAATAATAATTTTAATATTTTTAAAATGTTTTTGTAAATATTCATTAATAGTTTTCTCTTCATTCAAGGCTGAAATTGTATAAGGGATTAAACATTCCTGTTCTGAATCATTTAAAGTATTTATTAGTAAATGTGATTCATGATTTTTTAAAATATATTGAACATCTTCAAAACTTATTTTTTGAATTGATGGATTATTTCCCATGCTTTATTATGGAATATATTTTTAAATAAATATTTTACTATTTACTATTTACTATTTACTATTTATTTTTTAATTCTATTTTTATTTTATTTAAGTTATTAAACATAAAATTATGTAGGTAATAGTTGTTGTTGTAGTGATAATTGTATTTTATTTTTTATTATATAAATAGAGGAAATGGACAATAATAAAATTTCAAGTGAAGAACGTGTAATCATTGGCATATCGTTATTTATCATACTGTAATACAACCACATAGAAGATGAAGAAATACTTAAAATGCAAAATAATAAAGATAAGCTATTTGTACTTTTATTTCTATATATCAAAAACATGAAAATGAACCTACCTACTACAGATATAGATGTTGCTGTATAAGGCAAATATAAATCTCCATTATTCATTAAATTATTAATTATAATATATAAAATAATTGTTTTATATTTTATTATTTTTCGATTGTAACTTCTTTTGCGATTTTCTTGATTATTTTTTCTGAATTTACATCATTCTGACTCATTGATTCATAAATAATATGATTATATTGATCCGATTTATTTGATTCAGAATAAATACAATCTGGATACTTTGCCTTCCATTCTGGTATCATACAAATATTCTTATGTGCAATTTGACCAATCACTTTCTTAAGTTGTTTATTATCTTTACTATCATTAATCCATTGATCTTGAAATTTAACATAAATTGTTTCCCTCTTATGATCACTACAATGGACAGGTCGTTGAGTTACATCCATTTGCTTTAAGTTTTGAATGATTATATTGGAGATACCTGCAACAAAGCCATTTTTACCTACATTTTCTAAATCAGACAATTGCAATTGAATAGAATTTACAAAATCTGTAATATTCATTGCGTCTTTACATGTTTCGTTTAAGAAAAACTGTAAATTGAATGTTTTGTTATGAGAATTGATTGAATTATATTGATTCATCGTACCATTTTTACAAATATCGATAAGCGATTTTTGTAATTCTTGGTTTTGTTTTTGGTTTTCACTATTTTGAATAATTAATTCTTGGTTTTGTTTAATAACTTCCAATACTAAATCAGTAAGATTTAATTTATTTTCAGAATCAATTAATACTTCATCATTGTCGTTTATTAAGGCATAATTACAAATTTTTTTATGTTTCCATAAACCATCACGGTTTTTATAAGTTTTACCACAAATACACACGTTATGTTGACTAACAGGCATTTTTTTGGTTTCCATTTTGTTTCCATTCTGTTTCCTTGTATGTTTCAATGTTAAATTATGTCTATCATAATTGTATTTTTTACTGCAAATAAAGTTGCATTTTTCACAATAAAATTTTTCGGCACTTTTTGCACTTTTTTCTGTTTCCATTTGTATACTATTAGGAAACAGAAAAAAGTGCCTAAATAAAACCCAAAAGTTAAAATCAAAAAATTATCATAACAAAAAATGAATTATTTTTTATGTGACTACTCCTTAATTTAAAATTATCGTAACAATTCAAGATTTTGCAAGGTTTTATAAGGACTTTTTAAAAATGGACATTTCAAAAATGTCCAAAATCGATTTCCCGATTTTCAATTTGGAACAAAAATTCGCATTTTTTAAAATTTTCTTTAAATTGTTTAATAAATAATATAAACGTATTTATTATTTATTTTTATTACATTTTTGGTCTAATGAAATTTCACTACAATTTCAACTTCTTCTTTTTTGATGCTTTTCGTAGCAGAAATTGATAATTCTTCGCGTTTCTTGCGTGTTTTTGTATTATCATTAATAATTTGTTCTTTTCTCTTGGAAGTACTGTTGCGATTGTTCATATCTTTTTCAATGGTATCATAATTTTCTTGTATGTAATCAATAATTTTATTTTCTAGCGCCCATTTAAAAAAATTCAATTGGCCAATTGTAGTTTCGATATACTTTCCGTCTTTATATGGTACTGAAATACGGTCCCATCTGCAAAATGGGTCAAAATTCTTCTTACTATACGCTTTTAATTTTAATTTATAATCAATGTAAACCTTAAATCTTCGTTCATTGTTATTTACATCCGTAAAAGTATAAAGTGTATAATATTTTTTTGCATAATTTGTAGCAAACCAATCCACAATTCGTAGAGATATTTTTGATTCTCCTGTTATAATACGCAACATTTTATCCAGATTATTATCGTGATTGTAAAAATCTATTAAGTTATTCAATAAAAGGTCATTTTGTGTGGAATAAATTACAGAATTATTTTGATTCATTAGTTAGATTGTATGAAAAATTTTTAAGTTGTTTCAAAGGGACATTAATATTTTTTTATAAAAAGAATATATAAAATGAAGTTCAAATTCGGATTTTTTCATGTGTTTCTTCTTTTGTTGCTAATTGTAGGTTTAATCTACCTTTATCATTATACAATGAATTCTCCTTATCGCGTCAGCTCAGATGTCGCCAAGATATTGATAAAAAATAATAAGTTAGACCTTATTTTGGATGTAAGAACACCAACAGAGGTAACTGCACTTGGTGCCTATCCCGGCTCTGTAAATATTCAATCATCGGATTTAGAAAAAATGATGCCGAAAATGTATCCCAACAAGAATAACTTAATTCTTACTTATTGTAATTCAGGACAACGCGCACGAAATGCTACAGAAAAATTACATGAATTAGGTTATATAAATTCAATTTATATCGCATCTGGACCAATCAGTTTACAATAAGAAAAATCAAATTTTTATTATATTCAAACTTCATTCGTCATTTTAACGCGGTCCTCTGTAGTATTCACTGGTTTCAAAAATTGATCACGAATCGCAATATCGTCAACATAATTGGTTTGGTTTGTTAAAAAAGGATTGAACCCAATCTGTTGTACCATTTCTCTACTTGCGATTTTATCATCTAAAGCTTCTCTCTTATTTGATTGTCGGAATCCTTGATTATACAAACTTTGATTTAATATATCCCAGGTGTTTTCGTCATGATTCAAAGAAGTTGTATAAGCAGAATGTTCAATTTCTTTACTGAACTTCTCATCTTGTTCTTCTACTATATAGTTTTCTTGTGTCTCTTGCTTTATAGGCCTTCTAGACCGTTCATAAGGTTCACCTTTTGTCCATTTCCATTCAATCATAATATTATTATTATAATAGAACAATGTTTTATTATGATAATTCTAAACTTATTTTTTTTGATTTACGTTGTAGAATTTGTAGAATCGGTTTTCACAATATTCAATTGTTTGGTAAAGAGATATTTTTCGGCAGTGCGTCGTCGTCTCTTTAAATTGCATTCTAGGCAAGCAATCACATAATTGTTTTGGTTATGTCCCTGGTCATTATCTAAACGATCAACCGACCACTGTTTGGATTCGCGCACGATTTCATATAAAAGATACATCTCACACTCGCAATAATAACATTTCATGTTACAATCAATCATTCGATTAATAACATCCTTTAAAGAGAGAAACAAATCTTGCTGAAATAAATGCTTTTCAATATCTTGTTGCTTATAGCCATATATTTTTCTCTCTATTTCACGAAGAAGAATCTTAGTTTCTGGATCAAAACTTTCATCATTACTATCATGAACTGCGTGCAATACTTCCAATTGTTTTTCAAATGTTAAATATTCTACCGGTAAATTCCAGCGTTCCGAAACAACACGCTTTTTATTTTTCTTGTAATGTTTTTGCGGATTTTTATTTTTCTGTTTTTTTGCTGGTTTCATAAGAATGGTTTTCGAATAATTTTCTAGATTTATATATATATTTTCTACAGGTGTTTCTTCTTGCATCATGTATTATATATAACAAAAAATCTATATAAAAAATTCGCAATAAATATATATTTTTATAAAGGAAGTTAAAACCAATCTTATATATTAATATATAAATATATAATGGAAGAAATTGAAAGTGTTGTACAAAAGACGGAATCTGTAAAAAAAGACGAATGTGTTGAATTAAAAAACATTAAATATAAAACAATGTTGTTAAATGGTAATACATTTAAGGAAACTAAATCTTCTAATAATTTAATGAATTTAGATAAATTTTTGGAAGATGAAAAAAACAATAATAAAAACGAACCTTGGTGTAAATTGGATAAGACCATTAAAACAGTGAAATTATTAGAATATGTCGAAGAATATAAAAAAATAAATCAAATTACAGAAGAAGAGGAAAAAATGTTAATCACATTTTTAAAAGATTGTCTGGACAGAAAAAAATTACAACGTGTAAAAGATGTTATTTATGATAAGGTAACAGGAACCGTAAAAGATATTCCTGGATTGGTATATACAAAAGGAACCAAACATTTTACATTAAAAAATATTGATAAACGTATATCTACATTGAAATCACTCCCACCTAAGAAAGCACAAGGTACTATTAAAAATAAAGAGAAAAAAATTGGAGATGAATCTTCAGAAGAAGAAAATTAAAAATTATATTAATCTTTAAAATTATCCATATAAAACTAATTTAGTTATTTATATAAAGAAATGTATTATATAAATGACCTGGAAGAATTGGAAAACATTCTAGATTCTCTTATACCCGAAGAAGAACCGAGTATATTTACAGAAGAATATACCATGGAATTCATTGAAACAGCTCTTCAAATGATGGATGAATATATGAACCAAAATCCGAGTATTATTACAGAAGAAGATTTTCTAGAAACATTTAAAGAGGACATTCAAGATTTGTTTTATATACAACTGGAAGATGAAATACTTTTGAATGAAGATGTCGAAGATGAGTTAAATGAAATATTGGATTTAGTATTTGAAATTTTTTTTGAAACTTGTTATCAAGGTCGCAGTTCTTTAAATTCATCCACATCGTCAATAACATCTACAAAAATATCCGAAACATATAAACAACAATTGCAGAAAAAAATAGATGAATTGAAATCAAAACCGCAGCCTTCTCAACGAACCAAGGAATGGTATGAATTTCGTTATAATTTGATTACTGCGAGTAATGCTTACAAGGCATTTGAGAGTCAATCAATGATCAATCAATTAATTTATGAAAAATGTTTGCCTCTGAAACAAGGAGATGATTCAATACCCGCATCAATGGTAAATGTAAATACAACCTTACATTGGGGACAAAAATACGAACCACTTTCCGTTATGTTTTATGAGGATATGTATAATACCAAAGTAGATGATTTCGGTTGTATTCAACATGAAAAATATAAATTCTTGGGCGCTTCACCTGATGGAATTAACATTGATCAAAATTCTGAACGATTTGGGCGCATGTTAGAAATTAAAAATATTGTGAATCGAGAGATTACAGGTATTCCTAAAAAAGAATATTGGATACAAATGCAGCTTCAAATGGAGGTTTGTGATTTAGATGAATGTGATTTCTTAGAGACGAAATTCACTGAATATCCAGACACAGCGAGTTTTTATAATGACCCAACTACTACCGAATCCAGAAAAGGAACCATTATGTATTTTCATACCAAAGAATCTAAACCCTTTTACTTATATAAACCTCTTAACTTAACCGATCAAGAAGCAATTGATGAATGGGAAGAAAAAATGGTTGAATTATATGAATCGTCACCAAACAATATGGTTTTTATTAAGAATATTTATTGGAAATTGGAAAAATTAAGCTGCGTGTTAGTGCAAAGAAACAAAAAATGGTTTGAAGAACACATCGATACATTAGAAAAAGTATGGAAAACAATTGAAGAAGAGAGAATATCAGGGTATCAGCATCGTGCTCCTAATAAAAGACAACCAAAGTTAGAACAAAATACAAAAATATCGAATTATTTTGTTCAAGGCTGTTTACTCGACTTGAATAAAATTAAAGTAACCAAATTGGAAAATGATAATCAAATAAATAATATGATAACGAATAATGACTCAATGAAAATTATTAAAATCAGAACTGAATCATTAGACGAGACTAAGGCTCAACTATAAAATTATTTTTTATTTTTTATATTTTCTGTTCGCTTTATTCGCTTTGTTTGTTTTCGTTGTTTTTCTTTTTTATGGCCTAATTTTGATTTTTTCTTTAAAGATTTGCGACCACCATAACCACTTCTTACTCTTTTGTTGGAATTATTTATACTTGTATTTGTATTTATGCTTGCATTTGATCGTTTGTTATATTTATTATTTATTTTCGCATTATCTTCATCAATTTCTTTTAAAACATCATCAATATTACGATTTTTTAATACAATTGTTTCACCGTTTGTGTAAGTTGTTACTTGTGCTTTATGAAAGGTACGTGATTTTTGAGGGTCTCTATCATAAAAAGAAAATTTAGGGTAATATTTGGGTGCTGCGTCAGCTGAAGCCTCTAATGTAATATTTATTTCTTTTGTTGAATATAATACAAAAGCAATATGAAATGGATTGTTGTCTTTAATTTGTTTTCGAACAATAGCATAAGTCTCACCATTATTCGGAATAGCATTATCATTTTTTTCTGAATCATTAATATAATTTAACAAACGAATATTCATATCATCTTCCTCACCAAAATTTTTATTTTTTACAGATTTTTTTACAGATTTAACTTCTAAAACCGGTGGCGTGGAATCTTTTTTTATTATATCATTAAATAAATTTATATCTCCTTTTTGATTTGCTAAAGTCAAACATTCACCAAATTGTAAACAATCATTTTCATTCATTTCGCCCGTATCTTCAATTAAATTATATTTTCCTTCATCATTTTTTTCGTATGGTCTTTCATCAATTAGTTTACGAAAAAATACGTATTTATCATATTTATTTGTTAAATCTAAACCATTTATTCGTATAGGCAAATCATTTTCTGAAATTTTCACAATGAAATGATTGTTGATTAAATTAGATAATGCGGAGGTTTGTTGTAAAATTTCTTTTGCTTTATCTTGTTTTATATATAAATACATTGAATCAAAATCATTTCCAGTTTCAATCGCAAATTCATAATTTGGTGTGAATCTATATTTACCACTTCTTTTTATATTTGTAGTCATGTTATATTATATAAATAATAATTTTTATATAATTTAATCAATCAATTTATCAATGAATACACATGTTTCAATCATCATTAAAATATAACGCCATTTGAATCCCTCTTTCTTCAAAACCATTTTTTATATACACATTTTTAACGTTTTCTTTACAATCTAGTATTACTTTGTAGCAATTTTCTTTTTTTGCATAATTTCTTAACATATTTAATATATTTTGACTTAGTCCTTTTCCTCTATGATTTACATGCACTACAATATCTTCAATATGACCAACTTTTTTACATTTATGAATAATTTTTGGTTCAATAATAAGCGTACCGGAACACACAATTTCAAAATCAGATAAATTTGGCTTACTAATATAACCAACCATAATTATGCCCCCTATACTTGAAATTTTTTCTATTGTTTCATTAAATTTTTCCACTGATATATACTCTACTGTTGTTAGTAAAGAGAGAAGATCCAAGTATTTTACTTTAATATTATGCATACAAAACGAGAAATTATTTATTAATTCGAATAAATTACAATATTGAATATTTATCATTGAATAATAATAATAATAATAAATATGAACCAAAACTTATATTTAAGTAATAAAATAATTAATAAACAATCTAATAAATAACATATATAATAAATAAAATAAATAAAATAATAAATCTAATACAAAATATTTTCTGTATCCGCACGAAAAGAATTAAAATTTGTTGGAGTATAATAGTAGTTTACACGTGATCCACATTCTGGTTTCACAGGAGGGAGTGGAAATACATAATTACTCTGCATCTGGTAATTTTTATATAAAGTACCACATAATTCAGCGGGCATACAATCTCCTACATCTGGATTATTTGAAAAACGAATGTTGTTAGTTATTTGATCATAAGAACCCACTTGAAAAATAGGATAATGCCACCAAATTTTGCTTCCTTGGTCTAAAGAAACCCCGTTTTTGCCTGTAATAGGAAAACTATCTTGTAATAATACATCTGTTTGTGAAAATGGATACACTGATTTTCTGTTAGTGTTTATAGTTTCACTAAAAAATGGTGAGCTTCCTAAATTGGTATAATTTTCTTTTATATTCATTTTATAAAGTATTGGTCCACTGACTGCTAAGATTAAAATTAATACTAATAAAATATTTTGATCCATATATATATTTCATTTATAAAAATATTTTATCACTTTTATAAAATACAAAAAATATAAAATAAAAAAATATAAAATATAAAAATATTATATTATTAATATAAAATGTCCTATATTAAAGCATACGAATATGAATCCTCTGTTAATCCGAATTTAGAATCTATACCTATTATAAGTGAGAATGCGGAACATTTAGATTATGGTTTTCATCCGATTGATATTTCAAATACTTATAACATGGATTTTCCGTGCACTTCTCCAAATTTATTAGCTAGTTTTATTAAGGTGAAACAAGGCAATGTTTTATTATTAGAAAAAGAAGGTGTAAAGAATAAAAATATATTTAATGCTTCATCTCATTTTTTTTATGTTATAAGCGGCGCATGTAATATTGATATTGATTTTGAAACGGATTATACCGTGCTAAATGGTGAAATTTTAGTTGTACCTTGTTTACAAACAATTTATATAAAAAATAAATCAAATATCGATTTAATTATTTATTATATAAACGATAGTCCACTCATCAATTATTTAGGTTGCGATTCAAAAAATCCTACATTTAAACCATCACTTTATTCTAGAAAATTCATTCAAGAAAATCTAGAAACATTGTCGAATCCAAATAATAATCGAAAAGGGATTCTTCTCGGGAATGAAGATACAGAGAGAATAGGAACAAAAACAATTACACCTATCTTATGGAGTTTATACAATGAATTGCCTCCTAAAACAAACCAGCGTGTTCATAAACACAATTCAGTCGCATTGGATCTATGTATAAAATGTGAAGATTCCGAAAATATTTATACATTAGTAGGTTCGGAATTGGACAAAAATGGAAAAATCATAAACCCAACAAAGGTTTATTGGAAAGAAGGAGAAATGTTTGTTACTCCGCCTGGATTATGGCATTCGCATCATAACTTAGGAAATACTTATGCTTACATTTTACCTATACAAGACGCAGGGTTATTGTTATATCAACGCATTTTAGGTATTGAATTGAAATAAAAATCTAGAAAAATCAAAAATAACAAACAACAAATAAAATCAAAGAATTATAAGAAAAAGATATAAAGTTTAATATTTATATTATTTATTAAATAATATGGATAATTTGGAGATGAGAGTAAAAAAACGAAATGGTCAATTAGAGGATATATCATTTGATAAAATTTTAAATCGTGTTAAAAATATAGGTCACGAAGTAGGGATTCAAATTAATTATTCTTCTTTAGCCATGAAAGTGATTGATCAATTATATGATAAAATAGAAACAACAAAAATTGATGAATTAGCAGCAGAACAGTGTGCTTCATTATCAACACAACATCCAGATTATGGGGTTTTGGCTTCAAGAATTGTGGTTTCGAATCATCAAAAAAATACAAACCCTTCATTTTACCATGTGATGAAAGAATTATATAATTTTAAAAATGTTCATGGAGAAAATAAACCACTTATTTCAGAAGAAATATGGAAATTTATTGAAAAAAACGCAATTGAATTAACGAATATGGTTGACCATAGGCGTGATTATTTAATTGATTATTTTGGTTTTAAAACATTAGAAAGAGCTTATCTTTTCAGAATTGATACGTGTGTTATAGAACGTATTCAGCACATGTGGCTACGTGTAGCGGTTGGTATTCATGCAGACATTTTGGAATCAGAAAAAAGTTTATATTTTATTAAACAAACATATGATTTATCATCACAGAAATATTTTACACACGCTACTCCTACTTTATTTAATGCTGGAACGCCGCGCCCACAATTATCAAGTTGTTTTTTAATTGCGATGGAAGAAGATAGTTTGGAAGGAATCTATAATACTTTAAAAGATTGTGCAAGGATATCTAAATGGGCTGGGGGTATTGGTTTACACATTCATAATATTCGAGCAAAAGGAACACATATTCAAGGAACCAATGGTTCTTCTAATGGAATTGTTCCAATGTTACGTGTATTCAATAATACAGCTAGATTTATTGATCAGGGTGGTGGAAAAAGAAATGGTTCCTTCGCCATTTATTTGGAACCATGGCATCCAGATATTGAAGATTTCTTGGAAATGCGTAAAAACCATGGAGATGAAGAGTTGAAAGCTAGAGATTTATTTTATGCATTATGGGTTCCTGATTTATTTATGAAAAGAGTAAAAGAAAATGGAAAATGGTGTTTATTTTGTCCACATGAATGCCCTGGATTGTCGGATGTTTGCGATGAAAAATTTGTTCATTTATATGAAAAATATGAAAGTGAAGGAAAATCAAGAAAAACAGTAAATGCACGTGATTTATGGTTTAAGATTTTGGATGCTCAAATGGAAACAGGAACACCTTACCTGCTTTTTAAAGATGCTGCGAATAAAAAATCGAACCAGAAGAACCTGGGAACCCTTAAATCGTCAAATTTATGTACAGAAATTTTAGAGTATTCAGACGATAAAGAAACCGCCGTTTGTAATTTAGCAAGTATTGGTCTTCCTACTTTTGTGAATCTAGAAACAAAACAATTCAATTATGAAAAATTGCATGAAGTTACCAAAACCGTAACGAATAATTTAAATAAAGTGATTGACGTGAATTTTTATCCGACAGAAAAAACCAAACGAAGTAATTTATTGCATCGTCCGATTGGAATTGGTGTACAAGGATTGGCGGATACTTTTATTTTAATGGACATCTCTTTTCATAGTGAAGAAGCCAAAGAGGTAAACAAGCTTATATTTGAAACTATTTATCATGCGGCTCTTGAAAAAAGCAATGAAAATGCGATTGAAAGAAAAAATACGATTGAGACAGGATTCAAACGTGTAAAAGAAATTTTGTCTCACAGTAGTATAACAAAAAATATATTAGACGATACCCAAGACCTGAGTATTTATGGTCAGAAGGACATTTTATATGCTGAAATATCTAAATTACCGTATGGATTATGTGGCGCTTACAGTTCCTTTATCGGTTCACCAGCACAAAAAGGGCAATTACAATTTGATTTGTGGTCGGTGAAACCAACACCAGGCAGATATGACTGGGACAAATTAAAAGAATCTATTCAGACACATGGTCTAAGAAATTCATTGCTTCTTGCGCCAATGCCTACAGCAAGTACATCACAGATTTTAGGATTTAATGAATGTTTTGAACCATTTACTAGTAATTTATATAGTCGACGTACATTAGCAGGGGAATTTGTAGTAGTCAATAAATATTTAATGAAAGAATTGATTGACTTGGGATATTGGAATGAGCAAATAAAAAATAATATTGTTGCGAATAAAGGAAGCATTCAACATTTAACTATGTTACCAGAACATATAAGAAATAAATATAAGATTGTATGGGAAATACCGATGAAACATGTAATTGATATGGCTGCGGATCGTGGAGCTTTTATATGTCAGAGTCAGAGCATGAATTTATGGGTAGAAGATCCGACATATAGTACATTAACTTCCATGCATTTTTATTCGTGGTCTAAGGGATTAAAAACTGGAATTTATTATTTAAGAAGAAAGGGAAAACATCAGGCACAGCAGTTCACGATTGAACCAGAAAAAAAAGCAGTAGAAGAAAAAGAAGAAATATGTGAAATGTGTTCTGCCTAATAATCTAATAATTTAATAATTTAATAATTTATTTAATAATTAGTATATCTAGTCAATTCTATTTTTTCATTTCTGCAGCAAGGGCAGCGAATAGGAATATTTTGATCAAAATTGTGTTCTAACATTTGAGAAAAACAATTTTTACCAAAGCAATGACCGCAATTTGTGGTAATAATTTGTTTTATGTTATGATCTTCACAACATAAAGCGCATATTTCTCTTTCTAAAATCATTTTTTTTGATTTTGAAATTTTTTTGTATTGACTATTTTCTTTGTTTATCTTGAACACATACTCCATTTGTTGATAAATTTGTTTTTCTTCCTTTATAATTTCATCACGATTTAATTCTAATAAAGCAATCTCAATTGCCTTTCTTTCTTTAATTTTGGTAATATTAGGAAAGGATGGACAAGGTCCTTTATTTTCTAGATATTCATCAAATTCTCTCATATGTTTTTTCAAATTTTGCATTTTATAAATTTGTTTATCCATATCGTTTGTAATTTTAGTGATTTTTTTATATTTTTTGTCGAGATACATATAGTTTTGTATCAAGGAATTAAGCATCAACATTTTTCAAAATTATAAATCTTTAATGGTATAAATCTTTAATGGTATAAATATAATATAATATTCAAATACTCATAAATATATTTCAATTTTTTTAATTATATTATTTTTTTTATTTGATTTATAATTGGAAGAGTGTAGTTTTGCACGATTTTTCTTATTTCTTCAGTGTAAGCATTGATATAATCTATGAAAGAAATCAAAATAATATAAGTTCCTGTGGAATAGCATACTTTACGATCTAATTCAGTAAACTCAATCTTATTCTTACGATAAGAATTGAAACGATAAATTAAAAAAAATCCTAGAATTACCTTTATAAAAAAACTAAAGCTTACAAATATTTTTGGTTTATTTTGGAAAACCCCAATTAAAAAAAGAAAAGTTGTTATTTTGGTTATCCAACCAAAAACACATAAAAATTTCATTTCAAAATCATAAATAGTTTTATTATCAATTAAAATATCACTCATTTATACAATGTATGAATATATAAATATATGATAAAAAAATATAGAATACAAAATACAAAATCTGTATTCTATATTTTACACACTTGAAGATTTACAACCGCACCTTTCTTTTAACTGCGTAAAAAAAAAAGAAACTTCAAGGTTTGCCTATTTCAAGGCATGTAAATTTTGATTTTGGAAAAATATAAAATAATATAAAATAATATAAAAATGGAACATATTAAATATCCAGAAGGTTATCATAAATTATTTCTCAGAAAAAAAACTAAAAGTTTAAGAAAAACAAAAAATAAAACATGTAAAATATTTTGTAAAAAAGTTTTTCTTCCTGAAAGAGAAAGAGTTGAATTACAATACGTTAAACGAAATAAAATGAAATATCATCCTCCAACAAAATTGATAAAAGATATGTATTTAAAGGGATGTAATGATATTTATTGTCAAAAAAATTGTCCTGGAAGTAAACATAAATGGTTAAAATCATTTACAAAAAAAAGAAAAGAAACTCTAATTAAAAAGGGTGCAACATCTGGCTGTAGAGATCTACACAAAGAATTTCCTGAATATTATAAAAATATATAAAAACAATATTTTATTATATTGATAAATGCAAAATATAATAAAAATACCAGATGATATTTTATACTTAGTTCATATAACTTCAAAAAAATATAAGGATGAAGACGACAATTTAATTTGGAAGGAAATAAAAACAAGAGGTATAGACCAACACCCTGGATGTTATTTTTCACTAATTACAAAATATAATCGTTTAACTGAAAAATTATTCCCAGGCACAGATTGTTTACACCTTTGCACATTTAAAACGCCCATTTTACACCCTTGAAAATTTACACCTTTTACACCATTGCACATTTAAACCGCCGATTTTCTTAAATGTTTTTTATTTTATTTTATGAATATAATATAATATAAAAATTCCATATGAACAAAAAATTAATATATCCACCATTTTATAGATATAAGCAAAAATTTATACCATATAAATATGATCTCAACCAAATGAAAGAAATTCGCGGAACAGAAATAAACAGAAAAAATAAATATTGGGGAAAATTATACCAAAAAATAGATAAGATATATAAAACTCCAAAAAAAATATTGCCTATAAAAACACTTTTATATAGATGTTCTATATATGAAAATCCAAATACTTTTGGAAAAAGTCACACAAAAAGTCCTGTAATATATTTTGGGTTAGATTTTATTATATCTACGTGGATTGCTTTAGAAATATATCAAAGAGATAATAAAATAAATAATTTCTTTTTGCATATCTATGAGTCAAACAAAGAAATTGATTATGTTTACATTGAATCAGTTAATGGAGGAACTATACCTGAAATTGATATAGAATCCGCGAAAAGCAAAATTTGTGTACATGCACAAAAAATACTTCACGGAAATAATTACGGAGAAGAATATGATGAATTAGGAACAGAAATATCATTCTCAAGAAAAAGCAATTTCAAACAATATATATCGCATATCCAAACATATCATATTGATGTAAAAAAATTAGAGAAAAATGTAGAAAAATTTATATTCGAATGGAATCCAAAAAATGCACTTTATTGAAACAAAATACAATTTTAATTACACTTTCGTCTTTCACCTCTTCAAATCCTGAAAGGAAAAAGGAAGAGGAAAAAGTAAGACCAACGTAGTTGAAATTCCTACTATTGATTTTACACTTTTTTATTTTTTAGCGCCTATTTAAATTGATTTTACATTTTTTATATCTTTGCACATCAACACTTCAGTTTTGAATTTTTATTATTTTACACCATTGAAGATTTAAAACCACACCTTTCTGTAAAATAAAAAATCAGTCCGTGGATTAAGACATTACCGCTTCTCTCTTTGGGAGGTTTTGGGTTTTCTCTAATAATAGTTTTTTTTTACAAACACCTACCACATTTGGAACACATATCCATATCATTTATCATTATTAAGTATTATTTAATAGTAGAAATTTTATAATCTTCTCTCTTATGTCAAATATAAAACATTTCACCTTATAACGATTCACCTTATAACGATTCACCTTATAATATTTTATAATATTTGTAATTTATAATGACTACAAAAAATATATCTTTAGCAAACGCACAAAGAGAACTAATAATAATAAATAACAATTTACTTACTAAATGTGGACCTACATTCCGGTTAGAAATAGACCAATACAAATATAAAGATGAAAACGCCGCTGTTTATGACAATACTCACGCAAATTATGATATTATTTTATGCTTATATCACGGGAACAATTGCGTTTCAAGTGTGACTGGACGATATGATGAACACCATAAATCTATGGAATTATTATCTAAAACTTTGGAAAAATATGAAGGATTAAAATACAACATATTTTTACGAACAGTTTTTATGTATTTAATGTATTTCATAAGACCAAGCGTAACCACCATTTATTCACATTCTCTTAATCCAATATCAACTTATGCAATGTTCAAACACTATCACGCCACAAACGAAGATTTACACAAATATGTAGAAGCAAATAATTTAAATCCAGACACATTTACAGTAGAAGACGCTAAAAAATTTCACAACTTTTACCATGAAAAATACAAACAAAGCATAGAAAGCGCTAAAATAGAAATAGATAGTATGTTAGAAGATTGTGCCGAACTAAACGAACGAGAATGCACTATAAATGATTTAGGTTGGGACACCGAAGATGAATTAATTGAATTTATAATTACAACTATGTCACCAAAAGCAATTATTTTAGAAGTGAAATTAAACGAACCAGGTGTTAATGAATATTTATATAATAAAATAAACATTAGCATTTCAAATATAACTTGTTCACCATCAATTGACATCAAACAAGTAACTAACAAAAGAAAAACTATAGGCGGAAAAAAAACAATTAAACGCAGAAAAACAATTAAACACAGAAAAACAATTAAACGCAAAAAAAATAATTAAGGATTCGGTTTTAAATTTTCAAGGGTGTAAAATGGGCGTTTTAAATGTGCAAAGGTGTAAAAGGTTTAAAATGGTACAAAAATACTTAAGTATATAGCAACAAAATAATAAAATGTCTAATTCTATTTATAATTCTATTATTTTATTTTCTTCTTTATTTGGTTCGGTTTATTTAATGTCTACATCATTAGAATTAATAAATAGGTCGCTTTTAGAAAATAAAAAATACCGCGTGAATTAATTATAATAAATGGTTTAACATTTGTGGTGTCAAGTTCCATATTTATAGGTGGTACATTATCAAATTTATCATATTTTAAATCTTCAAGGGTGTAAATTTTTTAAATTATTTATTATTTTTTGTAAAAAGAATTCATAATAATTTTAAATTATTAAATAAATTTTTAATTGTTTCATTTTTTTCAATTATATCCGCATCATATTTCAATTTATAAAAACAACGTAAACAAACTAGAACATCATTTAACGAATTATGCAAATTTTTAGGTGGTATTTGAAATAATTTTTCATGTAATTCTATCAATTTCGGAAATTTATTAAATGGTACGCCTTTTTTATTCATGACTTGTATTGCACAAATATCAATAGATTCTTGCATCGTACAATAATAATTTGTTGATTTATTTATGTATTCAAGAAAGTCTATATAATAATCCTTGCTTACACTTCCTGAAACATCATTTTTTATGATTCGCATAAATTCTACTTTCAACATTTTCAAATCAAAATCAATATTATGACCTACGACTAAATCAGCATTTATAAAATACCACATGAATTTTACCAATACATCTTGAATTTTTTCATCACTTGAATAACACATTTCATTAGTAACACCATGAATATTCATAATTTCATTACTCATCACAATGTCTTTCGGTAAATGAACGATATAATCACTAATATTGATTATGTTATTTTCATCAATATCATACATTATAAAACTAATCTGAATAATATGAGGCCACATATGTAATACTTCTGGTGTTAATAATTTCGTTTGAGGCAAACCTGTGGTTTCAGTATCAAAAACAATCACACGCATTTTCAAATAATTAATATCTTAATTTGAATTTAAATGGTAATTTAAAAAAATAATCAATTTTTTATATTCAAAATTATATATTCAAAATTATATAAAGGAAACCTAACATATATTCTATAATTGATAATTGATAATTGATATGGAATCCAAAAATGATAATAATAAAATAACATCTAAAAAAGAAAATATTGAAGATGTAATGAGAGATTTAGAAAAAAAAATAAATTCTAAAATTATTGATGAATGTTTGCATCCATCCAAAAACACAATAAATCAAAATGTCTTAGACAATTTAGTTATCAGCATGGAAGCAGGATCAAAAGAATTTGAAGAACGTGTTGGAAGACCGATGACTTATGGTGAAATGCGTGCGATGTGGGGATAAAAACCTAAAACTAAAAAGGCACAATTGGTAAATCATCACGAACAAAATAGGCTTCACCTTCTTTCGTCCATTTAATAACCATTGTAATTATTTCAACACCTGCTAGGACAGCTTCTTTAAATGCATCACGATATTCAGGATCAATAATTGAAGGCTGAAATCTGTTTATATCTGTTCGTTGTATTACATAACACATAATACAACGAGTTTTTGATTCTTGTTTTATCAAAGTAAGTTCTTTTATATGTTTCAATGCACGCGGGCTCACAGTATCTGTAGTTTTTTTTCTATAACCATCTGGAAAATAAGCGACCTTTGAATTTATATCAAACCCATCGTAGCATTTCTTTTTTCTATCTTTTGATGTAATATCTTCATAATCAGCAAGAGGTACATTTTTTACTTCTATAATAAACGGAATATCATTTGAATCAATACCTGTGAAATCAAAACGTGAATCTACTTTCCCTTCTACATATATAGGTGTTTCTCTCTTATATTTTTTTACATTTTGTAAATTATGTAACAAATTATTTTTCAATGCGCTTTCAGTCAATTCTTCTGCTAATTTTGGATGTATACCAACAATGATTTC